TGCCGTAGCACTAAATGCCGCGGGTATTGCCGCAATTGCATCGTCTGCCTGAAGAGGCGCAACAGGAGCCGCGGCAGGCTTCCTATTTTCTCCGGTAAATAGTTTACGTATGTTGCCTCTAAACGTATAATGACCAACGTGGTTAAGTGCTGTGCGTGGGTCTAGCCAAATATCGCCGCCTAATTTCTGCCATCTACGGCAAAATGTGTAGTCCTCTGACAAGTAACGTCTGCTGTCCGGGTCAATAATACCATCAAATATTGAATACATAAATGGTTCAAACTTTTGATCAACATTAATGTCGTTTACGTATTTTTGTTCCGGATGCGCATCAAATAATTTCTGCATAACTTCCTTCTTAATACACATAAAACCTGTGCCAGCATCTTTTAGTTTAACTAAGTTATCAACAATCTGCACTTGTGGCTTCTTGTTGCCTTCCGCGTCTGTTACAAACTCAAAGTTTACAACATAGTTCGAACTATGACCTTCAATTGTTCCGGCATTTTCATCTGGATCTCTACGTGCCGCGTTAATAATGCTATCCCAGTTAACTGCCTTCTTAGGATAAGCACCGCAAATAACAGGCTTGTCGTACGCTACCATACGTAGCACATCTTCTGGGTTGAATTCGACGTCAGCGTCAATAAAGAACAAATGAGTAGCAGCCTTATTTTCCATAAAGAAGCTTACAAGTGTGTTACGTCCCCTAGTGATTAAACTTTCGTTAGCAAGAGTGCTAACTGTGTATTGTATATCGTATTTGTTACATAGAATTGCTAGCCTCATCATACTTCTAAAGTACGGTTCGCCAATTTGGCCACCGTAACATGGAGTAGCAATAAAGATATGTTTATTGCGAAGCATACCTAACGGTATTTCTATCTTTTGGTCTAGTAAACGATACATAGTATCGTCACGAGTAGCCTCCGCAGATGTAGGTTTTTTGGATGTAGGTTTCTTAGGTGTAGGTTTCTTAGGTGTAGGTTTCTTCTTAGCCATTTTATTTCCTGTGTGTAATAAGTCGTAAGTGCTATAGCACAATATTTGCTTGTTACGTTTATTTACTTCAGGAAGGGCGTTAACGCAAGATAAAGTGGCTTATCTTGCGTCGCGTGGTGGTTTATTACTAATAAATTGATTTAGTTTCTCGGCTTCTTTAACTACTTCTTCTGTAGTCGGCATAAATTCAGGTTTGCCTGCCTTGGCTTGTAGTATCAATCGGGCTTCTTGTAAAAGTTCAAGTCTGATTTCATACGGTGTTTTATTTGACATTATTGTTCCTTACCTATAATTGTTACATGTATTTATCAATAAAACGTATTTCGCTAAAATATCAACTTACTTTAACTGTACTGGAACCGGGTGATACTACGTCTCCACAGGAAGCAACTGTGCCTTGCTTCGCCGGAATCTGTCCATCTATGAGAATATTCTGCGCACCATTACTTGTTAACGTAGGCGCACTATGTGGTGCCTTGCCGTGACCAAATACTTCATCTTGTAAAAGAGAAACCGGCATGCCGTCAACCTTAACTGTAGACGATCCCGGTCCGGATATTGCACCTTGTGCTGAGTCCGATATTATTCTTGCTATTCCTGGCATAATATTATTTATCCTTTACGTTCTACCGGTGCTTTATCTTGCTCGCGTACGAACTCTCTGGCTCTCATTTGCCTGCTACCACGTCGTTATAGTCTTCTACGCTTTCGTTTACAGTTTTTAACATGGCCTGTATGCTAGTCATGGGCACAAACACACTCGAGGTATCGGCAGTGAATGCATAAGGAATCAATGCTAGGCCTTGATCTCCGTTGATTACTACTACTCTAGGATTAGCTAAAGTAACTATGTTGTCGTCTTCGTTTATGTGACCAAGTAAAGCAACTATTTCTATACCGTTGTTAAACTTAATGGTTACTACTTCACCTAATAATTCATCTAAATTGTACATGTATGTGTCTCCTTAAAGGCTTAAGCCTTTAAATGTGTCTTCATCGACATCTTGTTTTGTTCCGCCTATAATGTAGGAGGAAATTTCTGTCTCTTGTGGCGCAACTTGTACTTCGCCGCCGCCTATCCATTTTTGTGTCCAAGGAAGCGGATTCGATGCGCTAACTGAGTACACCCTATCCAGCCCCAGATTGGTCATGCGTTTTGACGCAATCCATTCTATGTACTGCGTTAATAGCTCTGCATTTAGACCAATAATACTACCGTCTTTAAACAAGTATTGTGCCCATATCTTTTCCTGATCTACTGCATCAATAAACATCTGTGTAGATTCTTCTCGCATCTCCTTCGCAATCTTTGCAAAGTCGGTATCTTCTTGTTGTAATAATTTTAGTAAATGCTGTGTGCTTGCTAAGTGGACATTCTCGTCACGCGCAATAAGTTTAATAATTTTAGCATTGCCTTCCATTCTTTTTAGTTCAGCGAACGCCCAGCTACATGCGAAACTAACATAAAAGCGAACACCTTCTAAAATGTTTACACTCATTAAGCATTTCCAAATACGTCTTTTGTGTTCGTATTGGTCATACTTCTTGCTTCCTCTTACCATTAAGTGATTGTAATCAATTAAGCTATCATAGGATTCTGTAATGCTATCTGCGCAGTCCACAATCTCTTTAATATCAGCCATTTCTTCAAACACTTTACTTGGGTCTGGGAATGTATTACGAATAATATGTGTATAACTTCTACTATGTATAGTTTCACTAAACGCCCAAGTCTCAATCCAAGTCTCAACTTCCGGTAAACTAACAATAGGAAGAAATGCTAGATTAGGACTGCGGCCCTGTACACTGTCTAATAGTATTTGGCGTTTTAGATTGCTAGTAAAAATATGCTGTTCGTGAGGCGAAGACGCTTTAAAGTCTTTTGAATCTCTAGACAAATCAACTTCTTGAGGTTGCCAAAAGAATCCTAACTGCTTTTCCGTTAGCTTTTCGAATTGTTTGTACTTAACAACATCGTAACGTTGCATTCCTAAAGGACTACCTAGGAAGATTTTTTCTTTTAAATAATTTGATTTTGAAGTATTGTATACTGGCATTAGATCGTACAACCTTCGCATTCTTCTTCGTCTAAGTCGCCTCGAGCAAGTTCGGGTATGTCGTCTGTATTAATCTCGCCTTGGCCATCAAATGTATTATTGTAGTAAAGCTGTTTGCCTCCGTACTTATAAAACATAAGCAAGTCTTTTAACAATACGCTCATAGGAATCTTTTCGTCTTCGTAATGCTCAGGATTGTAACTTGTGTTAACGCTAATACCTTGGTCAATATATTTCTGCAATACTGCACAAATCTTTAAGTAACCCTCTGGAGACTTTTGATCCCACAGTAAATCATATTTATTTTTAAGTCTAGGATAACCCGGTACTACTTGTTTTAGCACACCGTCTTTACTTTGCTTAACACTAATAAAGCTACGTGGCGGCTCGATGCCGTTTGTGCTGTTACTAATTTGTGCGCTAGTTTCTGCTGGCATTAGTGCCATTAATGTACTGTTACGTATGCCAGTTTCTTTTAACTGTGCGCGTAAGCTATCCCAGTCCATGCGTTCTTTATGTGGGACAAGTTCGTCGACATCTTTCTTGTACGTTTGATTAGGCGTAATACCTAAACCATATTTTGTTTCGTTGTTGCATGAACAAGCACCCTTTTCAACCGCTAAGTCTGCACTTGCTTTAATTAAATAATAACTCCAGGCTTCTGCCCATTCGTCTACTAATTCTAAATTAGGATCTTGGTACGTGCTGTCGTTTTTAGCTAACCAGTAAGCAAAATTAATTATACCAATGCCTAGAGGACGTCTTTTCATTGTGGCTAGTTCTGCCGCTAGTACTGGATACTTTTGGTAGTCTAATAATGCGTCAAGTCCACGGACTGCTAAGTCACATACTCGTTCCATATGTTCTTTAGTTTTCATTATGCCCCAGTTTACAGCACTTAACGTACATAGGGCAATTTCTCCGTTAGGATCGTTCACATCATATAACGGTTTTGTTGGCAGATTCACTTCGGTACACAAATTGCTCATTCTAACTGGCGCAATTTCTTCTATAAACGAACTGTGTGTATTAGCGTGATCCACATTCATTAAATAGATGCGACCTGTGTCTTTTCGTTCTGTTTCAAATACGTTTAATAGGTCAGATGCTTTTAATACTTTTTTACGTAGTCGTGTGTTACGTTCAGCTGTTTCGTACAGCTCTTTGAATTTGTCTTGGTCGTTAAAGAATGCTTCGTACATTTCCGGAACATCATGGGGTGAGAATAATGTAATATGTTCGCCTTTTAATAGTCTTTCCCACATAAGTTTGTTAAACTGCACACCATAGTCCATGTGCCTTACGCGATTATCTTCTGTGCCTTTGTTGTTTTTAAGCACTAGCATGTCTTCGACTTCTAAATGCCATATAGGATAGTAAAGTGTTGCCGCACCGCCACGTACACCACCTTGCGAACAGCTTTTAACTGCACTTTGGAAATGCTTATAGAACGGTATAACGCCAGTATGTGTTGCATCCCCGCTACGTATAGGTGAATCAATTGCGCGGATACGCCCTGCTCCAATACCAATGCCTGCTTTTTGACTTACGTATTTAACAATAGATGCCGCGCCTGCGTTAATGCTATCTAAATCGTCATCTATTTCAATGAGAACACAACTACTAAATTGTCTTTGTGGTGTGCGTACACCTGCCATAACCGGAGTAGGCAAACTTATTTCGAAGGTACTAATTGCATCATAATAATCTTTAACGTATTTTAGTCTTACTTCGTTAGGTACATAATCACTAAACAATGTCATAGCAATAAGCATATATGCCACTTGAGGTGTTTCAAATATTTCTTTTGTTGATCTATTCTGTACTAGGTACTTTCCTCTAAACTGCTCCATTGCGGCATAAGTTAGCACTTCGTCGCGTTCGTGGTCAATATAGTCATTTAACATATTAACTTCTTCAACAGAATACTTTGCTAAAACACCACTATCATAAAACCCGCGATTAACATTATCGTGTATAATATTGTTTAAATGTGGAGGAGTAAACTGTCCGTATACACCTTTACGTAGATGATAATTGATTAGGCGCCCGGCTACGAATTGGTAGTTGGGTGTTTCTTCTGTGATTAAATCGGCCGCGGATTTGATTAATGTTTCTTGGATATCAATTGAGTTGATACCGTTATACATTTGAATTTGGCTGTGGATTTCAACTTCGCTTGGGCTTACTCCTGTTATGCCCTCGCAAGCATACTGTACTACTTTGTGTAATTTGTCTATGTCGATGTCTTCTAAAACACCGGATCTCTTTCTTACTTGCATGTGTGTCCTTATTATTGTTATTATTAATAAACTGTAAAAATATTTAGCAGACTGCTATTATATAATAAAACAGTATAAATGTCAACGTAAAATATTGCTATACGGTACAACATGCGTGTCGTAAACCGTACCATTTTCTTTCATTTCTTCTAAGGTTATAATCTTGCCCGGTGTAAAGTTGAATACTTTATTTTGGTGTTCGAGTACCAATCCGGTATTTCCGTTTATATGATTACTTATCACCGGAAAGCGCAAGTTGCCGGTAGATATGAAACCTGCCTCGGCTAATGTTGCGGCTATTACTAAAGTAATGCCACTTTGGCAGAACATGCCTTCGCTAACAATTTCAAAAACACTTGGCCAACTAGATGGAGTGTAAAAATCAATGTAACGCTGTTCTGGCGCAAGATCTTTGAATTCTGCAAGAAGGTCATCTATGCTTTCATGCTCCCGTTGTCTAATTGCCCGCCACATAGATAATCTATCGTCGGAACTTTGGGTCGGTAAAAACATATTATTCAGCTAACCAGCGTCTCACTGTATATTTCATAGCTATATCTGTAGTTGGAGATATAGTTGTGTTCGCGCTAAATGTCAGTGCTGTTCCGGAAACATTCGCTGTAAATTCTACGTTACCTGTAACATTTGCCTGCAAGTCTGTGTATGTGTCCATTAGTGTAACTTGCTCGGCTTCGGCAGAGGCTGTAAACGACACTGTGCCTATACGTCGGTATACGTTTGCGTTAGACGATAATGTATCTGCTAAGGAGTAATCTATAATATAAGTATCATAAAGCGTTAAGTCTGAAATGCTCAATTCAGGTATAACATTTAGTCCTGCTGTCAGTGTTACAGCTTCCGGAGCATCGTAGCTTGTAACGGTAGTCGCGGCACCAAGTCCTTCTAAGGTTAGGAATTCTATGTTAGATTTGATATTTAATAAACCTTTAATATCGGGGTTAACTGCTTCAAAATATAAATTGTTAAGTATGGCAGAAAAATCTCTAGCTTCTTCTCTCGATTCAAAATCCATCTCCTTAACTTCTGAGTTAACTTTTAAATCCCATGTAGTAAAATGTCCGGTTGAATTGAATTCAGTATTTACGTATACTTCCTTAAATAGATTCACGGCTGTACTAGAAACTAATGTATTAATCCAGTTTTCTAAATCTGCTTTAACTGTAGAATCTGATCTGCTATACGTGTTTGCTTCTAAGCCTAGTGTAGTTAGTGTGTCTATCCTGTCATTATGCATCATAAAGTCAAAGGGTGTTTTTGCATTTGCTTCGCCGTGGGTGACATAAACTTTGTATGCGGATTCTGTGGAGCCGGGTATTGTACTTAGTTTTGGCCATTCGTCGTATGAACTAACTGCGCTAATAGCCGCTTCAGCAGTGTTAGCACTTGTTAAATCTGCGGCGAAAGTTCTTGTTATGCTTACGTTGCCGGATGATACAACTGGTGTAAATGTAAGTGCAAGGTCTTCGCCTGTTATTGCGCCAACTGTGGTTAAAATAAATGTGTTCACATTGCCAGTAGTTGTTGCATTTACTGTGCCGGAAGATACCGTAGCATTAGTTGTAGTAATTGCGTTGGCTCCGTCGGATAACCCGTGATTAAGAGCAGTAAGAACTACTTCAGTACTTGACCCTCCTTTATATGTTACAAAAGACAAGTTAGCAGTATCTACGTTAGCATTAGCATCAGTGCCTAGTGCAGAAACTGTTATAGTTTGTGATACTCCTGTATCCACTGCGGACACTGTGCCTGATTTACTATTTAGATTTGAATCGTCTGGAGATTCGATAAAGTATAAATCATCACCTATTTCGATATCATCTGTGCTACTTACTACTACATTTAGATTCGAACCATCAATGGAATAACTGGTTACAGATTTAACTAAACTTGTAGATATAGCAGGAAGTGCGGTAACAATAGTTGTATTAGCCGAATCATAACTTGTAACTTCTAATACTTGTCCGTCTAGCCAATCGCCTGTTACTGCATCGTCGATGTAAACGTGATTATAGGCGCCTGATATATTATATGTGTCTGCCGCGATTGCTCCAACTATAGAGACTGTTGTTGCGTTTGCGGTTGCTACTGCGTCAGTGACCTTCTCGTCGATTCTTGTTAATAATAAGTTGCCTAAAGTAAGAGCAACCGAATTGTCAAATGCTACCGGGGCAGTTTTAACATCAGTTGCTACCTGGATATGCTTGAACTGCATTCCGATATAGCCGACACCTGTGCCTGATGCTACTCTTACGTTATCTGGATCTATTTGTCGGAAAGTATTATTTGTTAGGCCTGCGTATGCGTTAAATCCTGCTACACCGGTTATCCCAACAGTAGTGTTTGATAGAGCATGATTAACTTCAGTATTGCCATAATACGAAATTGCAATTTCTTCTGCTCCACTCGGAGGTGTTCTTAAAGTTAATGTATGGGTACTAGATGATATATCGCCACCTTGGGCAAAGAAAAAATCTTGACTGCTTGAAATAGTTGCAACATTCGATGCGACAAGTTCTGTGCCGTTTTTTATAACAGTAATCTGTTCTGGCGAAAATAGATTCCCGTCTATTATATTTCTAAAATATAAGTCACCTGTTCTAAATACGTCACCTAATCTAGCGTATTCTGTTGCAGTGGCTGAACTCGCAACTAAGTCGTCCGGTGTCCAGACAGTAGTTGTAGTAACTCCGTCGAACTCTCCTTTGTCGTAAATTTTGTGCGGTACAGTGAATTTAATCATCTGTACGTTAGCCAAACCAAAAGTTGTGCTTTGCGCACTTGATGTTTGCTCGAACACACCAGTTTTATTATACTGTTGTGCTAGTTCACTTTCGGTGTCTGCACCGATATATAGCTGTCTGCTATCTGTAGCAAACCCTATTTCGCCTGGACGCAATGGTTTTGGTAGGTCTTGCTTTAGACCTCGACGCTGTTGCATCCTTACTATTTTTGTTGTTTCTGTCACTGTTAAGAATCTCCAAATGCTTAACAGTATTTATCATTTATAGGAACTTGGAATAATATTCTTCTACTCTAGTAGCCCAGGCATGTTCGTATTCTTCGTATTCGTCGCCTTCAATAATAAATTCTTGGTACTCGTTGTCTTTGCTACACATTAAAATAACGCCTTTTTTGATATCTGTGCCGTATGTAACGTTATGAGCCGCGGCATAAGCTGTTAATTGAGCAAAATAATCGTCAATCCATTCTCGCTTCTTAGGCTTATTAGTTTGCTTAAAGTCGATAATTGCTGGCTCGCCTTCGAACATGCCGACACAGTCTGTTGTTCCTGCGTACACATCGGGGTACATAAGGCCAACTTCTGTGCCCCAGTATTCGTCTGCTCGGCTAAGACCCTTATCAATAATAATTTGGGCCATGCCGTGGCTTTGTATGCTATAAGGATTTGTGCCGGGTGTGCCGGCGTCGCCAGTTAGAATGTAGTCTTCTAACCATTTGTGTAATCGTGTTCCGCGTCCTGCGGCTTCTGTAGTAATAGCTTGGGCCTTAGCTGTACCTACGCGCTTGCGCCAGTTTGCTAATGCTTGTCTGCTTTCTTCGGATTTGGTTGCGTCGAGAATTGTTGTAACGCTGGGAACAGGACGAGCTGTTTTACTTTCGTTAGTATAACGTCTTGTTCCGTTTTCGTGGATTCGTCTTAGGGATGGGTATTCAAATTTATTTGTTATCATCTAAGTAGTATAGCACCTAGACAGGATATGTCAAGCTAGATTTACCAGCTTATATTCCATTGTAGGGTTGTGTTTGATCCTGGATCAGTTACGATGTTAACACCGTAGCCCAGGTTAGTGAAGTAATCTTTTACGTAGTTGAGTTGGTCAAGTGTGGTTGCGTCAGTAGAGATACTGTTCCAAACATTGTAGTAAACATTACTGTTAGTCATAACAGTATTATTAACGTTCGCATATAGTACACCAGCATCAATATTAGCGTACACAGCATTTTCGATAGCAGTAACTTCGCCGTGAATAACTGTATTATTTCTTGTATCAGTTCTTGCTGTTGTTGCGTTAATAAAAATACCAGGCATTATAACTCCGACTTAATATCACTCATTGCTTGATTACCTGCCATCTTCTCTAAAGACGCAGGGTCAGTCTTTTTGTCTAAATCTGCTGGTAGTTCGCTAGCGGGAACAATCTTTTCTCTGTCTACACTGCTAGCATATCCGCTTTGATCAACTGCTTGTATTAGTTCATCAATTGTGGTAACATAACCCTGTTTAGCTAATGTTGCTTGAAACTTTTCTGTGGATATTTCAGGCACTTGCGACGAAGCCATACGTATAAGTAAATCTTGAACGACTACCATAAGCTCGTTAAAATAACCTTCCGAAAGGATCACGTCGCGTATCAACATTATATTTCTACAGGTGCTCTACCTAATGGCTCATCTTCTGGTCCAGCCATTGCTGGCTCGTTAACATCTACGTCGTCTAGGCCTAAATCATCTTCTGCTCCGCCTAATCCGTCAAGTTCGCCTGTGTCGCCTAGTCCCATGTCGTCCATTGCTGGTGCTTCACCGGATACTGTAGCAGTAGCTTGATCCATGCCTGCTTTTGCAGCCTTGCCGGCTTCTATATAAGCATTTAGTGTACTATGTACACTGTCCGAGAACGCTTGTGCCGCTTGTGCGCCTTGCTCTGTTCTCATTTGGTCAGCTATAGCAGGAACGTCTTCGTTCATCATTCTGCCTACTCTTTCTATTTGATCTTGAATATCGTCTGCTAGAGCGCGAACAGCCATAACAAGCTCTGCCGCGGTAACGTCCACATTCTCTGTAATTTCTGTTGCTCGCATTCTGTTTACCGCTCCTATTTTTTTGCCAAACATTTGTATGCCGTTAACAAGATCAGCTTCTTCCAAGTTATTTAGGAATCCGACAACTGAG